AACAATAGACTCTGCATCAAAGGTCACTGCTACATCGTCAGAGATTGTGACGGCTGTATCCAGAACCACTGTAGCTGTACCGGCGATTGCGCCGACCTGTGCAGTGATAGAAGCCACATGAACTGGGCCAGTAATACCTGTGCCGCGAATACGAGCGCCAACTACCAAGGTGCCGAACACGTTGTCCATTATCACTGTGGTAGAAGCAGAAACCGCACCGTTTACGTCAGCCGTAACGTGGTTAACCGCTGTTGTGCTTGATGTTCCGCGTGTACAACCTGTCAAGGTATTTACACCGTTAAAGTTTAGCAGTGTGTCATCGGCCAGCGTAACTGCTGTGTCCAGAACAATTGCTTGCTGTGAGGTGACTGTCAGAACTTTTACTGTGCCGCTAATGCCTGTACCTGTTACAATCATGCCTACGGTAATTGTTCCGTTATTACCGTCCAGTGCCACGTTTGGTGAGGCAGTCACTGCGCCATTAACGTCAGCGTTAGCTGTGCCATCTTTACCTGTGTAGGTAATGGTCTCGTCATCAATCACGATAGTGCCTGATGTCGGGAACGCCTCTGCGTCTGTGATCTGGACTTCAGTGTCTGCTGTTCCAATACCACGAGCCAGTGTAGAAGTTGACTGTTTCCAGTCCGCCGCTACAACGCGCTTGCGTGTGTAATTTGCATCGTCAGTATCGACCTGAACCTCTGTTACGGTTCCTGTCTCCACATCAGTGATAGCGGTAGCTAGGCCGACATAAAGATCATTGCCCGGCGAAGCAAAGGAGAGTGAGTCGTTCTTGAACAGATAGTCAAGAATCCGTCTCTCCAGATAGGTGGTTGCTGCGTTTGATGTTGCCATCGTTCTTTACTCCTGTTTATGTGCGTGGCCTATCAGGTAGACCTCTCCTGTAGGCATCGCTATTCTCTCTAGCTTCACCCAAATCTTTTAGCCGTTGCATTTCTTGAGCAAAACGCTGCTCATACAACTGCATCATGTCTTGCTCACCTTTCATGTAAGTATACGCTTCTACTAGCGAACCGTAAAGAAGAGCATTCGGGGCATTCTCACTAAGCCAAGATGTGCCAGAAGCCGCCCCGGCGGTGATGCTGGCTGGACGATAATAATAATGCAATTCTACGTCATAAGCTAAGTTAGGGGTTGGGCCAACGATGAAGTTATTTACGTCAAACACGCTGTAATACTTAGGTGTCGTATTAATGCCCGCATCGACAGCGTACTGCTGCACGAAGTTCACATCCTTGTTTTCAAGAAACTCTTTGTAATTCGTGGTGGTAATCTGGAACGAGAACGGAGCCAGATAATCAGTAGGCACACTAAGATAAGGGTCACCAACGGTAAGCTGGGCTGTGGCGTTCTTACGGAATAACTCAAGATCAACAAGCGTAAAGATACGGTCTTCTGCACCACGGATAAATACCGGCAGGTTCGTTACAAAAGACGTTTCAGAGTTCTCTGTGAAGTCCTGAATAGAAGTCTGTAGTTGTGCGTATGTAAAACTCATTTATATCACCAATGTCACCGGACCTGCTGTGGCTGTGCCGCCGCCACCCCGTTGATTCCCTGTTGTAGCAGTTCCTGACGCTGCGGTAAATGTATAGCTGTCTGTACTAATAACTGTTATAACATACCCAGTTGCCTGTTCAATTACTGCTTTTGTAAAACCATCAAATCCAGCTACATCTCGAAAGCGCACAATACTTGCAGTGACTCTACTATGCGCTTTTTCATACACGGTAATTACTGCACTGCCTTGAGCACTGCTTTGGAAAGGGTTCAGCGGTAGGAGGGACTCTACCGCTGATTCTGTTCTTTGATTCGGTCGTGGCTCAAACAATGCCTGTGGATCTGGGCCCGGAGTAATTGGCTCTAGCTGCTCATGTTTAGGCTCATACTCGTCTGGGCCAACTTTCAAACCATTCCACTCTTTTACCATTTCAGCCAAACGGTATCTAAACCCGGATCGATCCGAGATTCCCCAAGCATTTTTACCAGACGCATATTTAGCCATTAGTTAACCCGTAAATACTGTATGCTCGGCTGTAGTTTTAACGGCACACGATCTTCATCTTCATCCGCCGCACGTTGGAATTCTTCTTCATACACAGCTTTCAATAGCTGAATCCGTTCAGGGGCTTTTTTCATTGCAATATAATAAGCCAGCCCGGCAATCATACAAGGCAAAAAACGGAAAGGGGCGTCTGTCGTGTTTACCAGTGTAGCTGCATCTTCAATACGCTTCACATAATAATAAATCAATGTATCGGTTGAACTATCTGGTGTCGCCCAAAGTGTTATTTCTGGAATAGTTTGCCGATTAAAAAAATACTGGCTAGGGCGCCCCTGAGTTATTTTGTTGGGCAGCGTTAAATACTCTCCTCTAGACATTCTTCCTAGCTCATAATCGACCCCACCCCTACGGAGGACAACCTCAAGAAGATCTGTGTAATCGTCACTAAAAGCATATGTAGCTGTCCCAGCGGTCAGCGCTTGTGTGCCTTGTTTTACAGTCCAAAGATTGACACCGCGATTAGCCCAATCCGCGAACATAAGATTTAATGAACGACGCGCTGTTTTAAAGTCATACCCAGTGCGGGCTTCCAAGCCACAACGCTCGTAAGCCTCTTCGATGATTTCTGCTACATCAAGCTCGAAGCTAGTTGTACCCGAGGTTGCCATTTACTTTTTCCTTTTCAGTGGCTTTACACGGCGTGGCTTGCCAGCCGGTTGACCAAGACGTTTCTTCTGCGATATTCTACTACGTTTTTCAGCGGTTGTCATTTCTGATGATGTTTTAGGGGTCTTAGCAGAAACACGCTTGGAGGGGCGGCAATATGGAGTACCCCGTTTCTCACCCTTGCCACGCCCACACGCTTTCCCGGTGCGAACATCCTTCCATTCTTCTTTGAACCATCTCTTAAGGGCCGCGCCCTTTTTAGTTTTTCGTACTGCCATGTCTCAGTCATACCTACAAAACAACTGCAAATAAATAAATAAATAAACCTATAGACACTGTTGCGATTGCCACGACGAGAGTTATCTGCTTCATCATCTCTTCAAATTCTCTGGCTTCTTGCAGCTTTCTCCTGCGTTCAGCCGCCGCTGCCTCTCTGGCTTCTTGAATTCGTTTAGCTCTTTCAGCAACAATGCCCTTCCACGTTCCGGGACCAAACCTCATGTCCACTAAAGTAGCCACTTCTTGTAACTTTTCCGCCGCAATTTTGGCGTCTATCATTTCTTTTGCAACAGTGTCTACGCCGAACTGATCACCTAAACCACCACCTGCTTTTTTGTTTCTAGCTTGCTGCGCCTCTTTCTCTCCACGAAAAAGATCATCAATTTGACCAGCTATTTCACCTATGTCTTTAGCAGTGCTGATGTTGTTTTTTATGAAAGCAACAGACTGCTGAACCAAAGCAATACCTGTTAAAATTTCTGCAATCGGCATCTTTATCTCTTCGGTATAGGTTTACAAATAGCTACTATTTTTGCCCTCCTTCCGTCAGTAATAGGCACCGATGGTTGCTTCGATAACCGTTCAGCAAAATAGATACACTTATCTATGTCCGCGAACCGCTGTGTTTGATCTATTAATTGACCCCCCAAATATACTGTTAATAAAAATTCTACCACGGCTTCAGTTTTACTTGCCCACTATCAATATAGTTTGGTTGTACGGTACTTGTAGGTTCCGCCTGCTGCTTTCTTTGTTTTGTTGCCCCAGTTGGCTGCACCGACTTTACGGCACTTGGCGATTGCCCCGCTTGCATACGCTGACGGGAAGACCTTATAACGGCGCTTAACCTTGCTGTAACATGCATCTTTTTTAGACCCCGGTTTACTGATTTGTTTTGACATCGAGCCTCGCGAGATTGCCATTTCTTTTCTCCAAGTAATCACCCCACAAGACAGTTAGTATCTCGTGGTTTTTGTCTACCTTCACAGCGATAACTGCCGTGTCGGTTTTTAAATCCATGATTGAAACCCCAAGCCAGCCTAGAAAAGCCAGCAACGCTCCGGCAATGAGTTTGTTGTCCATTAGCACTTCCATCTTCTTCTCGCAGCGCAAATACGCTTTTTAGGGGTTTTGCTACAACTAATACCGTGCATCTTCATTTGCCCGGCTGACCTAGAACAGTAAGATTTCTTGCGCTTGCCGCCGCCCGGCTGCGGTGCCTTGAGTTTTGAACCCGTGGCCCGGTTGTACTTAGCGCGGCCTTTGGCAGTTAATCCAGCACCTTGAGATGCTGGCAGCTTCTCACCGCGTTTAACTGATAGACTAACAGATTTTTTCTTTTTTGTCGCCATCAACGACCTCCTAACTGAATGAACACAGTTATAGAAGTATTTGCAGGTAGAGTCACATATAAGCCATCTTGAAATATAATGCCGTCACCCGGTATCCGCATACCAAAAGTACCTACACTTTTTTCATCTACTTCCAGTACAACAGATCCAGAAGCGGCAGAATCATTGTCGTACAATATGATGTTTCCAGATGTCCCGCTGCCGTGGTTTACTATAAAACCTTTAAAACGCCCCCGGCAGTTCGCGAGAACTCCGGAAGCGTGTAAGTGTTTTGCGGTGACTTCATTACCAGCCATTACTAGGCCAGAAAAATAGTCAGTGTTGTCGAGCCGCTAATCGCAGAAACATGCACCCCCTCAGTGGCAATAATGCCATCATCGGGGATATATACTTCATTGTACCCAGCGGGAAGAGTCTGAGTAAGCAGAGTCTCTCCTGACGCGGAGCCATTTTTTAGCGTAAACGAAGCTACACCCGAAGCAATGTAACAGCCAACAGAGCGTAAACGAGATCGACCGGGGCCGACATCACCTGTCGCTGTAGCTGAATAGGCTTTTAATGGACCAGCCATCTGAACCTCCTATTAGCTAAGAGCAGCACCAACAGCAGTTACCCAAGCAGCACCTGTGTTGATTACGATGCAATACTCGTTGTTGCCCGCGCCGTTGTCGCTGACCATATAAGCTGTTCCAACAGCAACATCGCCAAAAGCTGGCAGATTTGCGGTAGTTACAACGGGGATTTGGAAACCAGCGTTTGAACGTACTGGTCCTGAGAAAGTAGATAAAGCCATTTAGATCTCCTGTCGTGGCTAGTGTCAGCCCCACAATGGGACTGTCAGGAATAAAGATTAGTATACACAAAAAAAGGGCGGCATGGAAGCCGCCCTTTCGTACTCATTTTGCCTACGCTTATGCGCCCGGTGAACCGAACACAGTGCGTGGGTCTGAGAAGCCGAAGCTGTAACGCTCACGAGCTTTAAACCGCATGTTGCCAGTGTCGAAGTCTGGATCCATTGCAGTTGACAAAGCCATGCGCTCAAAGTGCTTGAAGCCGTTTGGCGCATCAGTCTTGATGAAGAAGGCGTCAGTGTCGGTTAGGAAGTCGTTGACTACATAACCTTCTGGCAGCATTCCTGAAGACTTGATGGCGTTGATGTCGTTGTCGGCTGTACCAACCCGAAGGTTTGATACAAGCAAACGCTCGGCAACAAACTGAAGCTGGCGAGGAATGATCAGCTTCATGCCACGGAGGGCAACAATCAGGCCGCGCTCATCCACAAAGCCAGCGATGTTGATAAGAGCGTCTTCCAAGGAAGTTTCGTTCAAATCAGCAGCTACTGCTGGCTCGTTGGCAAAAGTACCGCCAGATGTAAGCGGGTGTGATGCGTCAC